GCCGCCGTCGGTGCAATTTTTTATTATTATCTCTCATTTTTATTAGCGTTGGCTGGTTCCCAGTACCTCTGCAATATCAGCATAAAGTAAATCCCTGTCTTCACGCAAAGTACGAAGCCCATAAAATATATGTTATTATTTCCCAACCAACGCAAAGGCTTCAAACACCTTGTTTAAAATATCTTTTGCAATTTTAAATTGTTCTGGCGCTAAGCGTTTCATGCGTCCAGCAAGTAATTCTGCCTCACTGTTCTCATCCGGAGATTCAAAAAGTATCCTATCGCTCGAAATAGATAAGGTCTCGCATATTTTTTGTAGTGTGGTCAGGGAAATGCCAACCGCACCGCGCTCAATTGCAGAGATGTTTTTTGCGCTCAACGAGAGCAATTCCGCAAATTTTTCCTGTGTCAGTCCCGCCTTCTCCCTGGCATTTTTGATTCGTTCTCCAACCTTTATATTTATATCCTTTTTCTCTTTCATTCAACAACACCACCTTTTAGCATTAGTTTATGTAATGCTGATAGAAAGGGGTTGGTAAATAATGAGGACTTGGGACGATCTTTTGCAGGATATGGGCTATGCCCGCAGGCGTGCGCGGAGATTCTGGCGCGGGCGGAGGCCCTCGCGGAGCGCAGGCGCATCATACGCAACCGGCGCTGTGAGGAGGCGGGATTCACCGCCCTCCTGGGCGCAGAGACGGGGCAGGCGGATTTGGAGGAGGCCTTGGAGCGAGCCCTGCGGGAGACCGCCGGAGACTACTACTGCCCCGTCTCCGGGCGGGTTCTGATTCTGGCCGACCGCCTGTACGCCCAGGCTCTGGCCCTGCAGTATTTTCTGTTCCGCTGTACAGCCCTGGACGTGGCCGGGGTGGCATGGGACGGGAACAGCGCGGAGCGTCTTCTTGCCGGGGGACCGGCGGGGCCGGCGAGTATGGGGGGGGGGGGGGGGGGGGGGGGGGGGGGGGGGGGCCGGGGGAACTGGAGGAGTTCCGGCGGGTCCTGTCCTCTGTCAAGCGCCTTTCGTCGTGGCTGGATGATATTATCACGATCACCGCCATGGACCCGGATATGGTGACGTTTACGGGGACCATGGGGAAGGGCTACACGTCCACACCCCTGCCGGAGGCGGCGGTGGACTACCACCTGGAGGACATGATCCGAGCGGGCGGAACATTCGGCACCATTACACAAACCGCCATCCCGGCGGCAATCTAAACAGGAGGAAAACCCATGTTTTACGGATTTGTAATCACCGAGGCGGGAAACAGCCTGCTGGCCAGCATGGTGGCGGGCCAAACCCTGACCATCACAAAGGCGGTCATGGGCGAGGGCACCGCAGACAACGCGGAGGCCGCCCGGAAGTTGACGAACCTGATCGCCCCGGGGCCGGAGGCCACCAGCACCGAGCCGACGGTGGACGGGAACAACGTCAACATGATCGTGGAGTATCGGTCCGACCTGAACGGCGGCCTGCAGGAAGGGTTCTGGATCGGTGAATTTGGCATTTTCGGCAAGGTAGGGAACGGCGCGGAAACCATGATCGGGTACGGTTCCCTGGGCGACGCCAAGCAGTACGTGAGCGCCTACGTGTCCGGCACCGCGCCGGACGTGCGCCGGTATCCTATCTCCATCACCGTCACCACGGGGATCCAGGTGGACGTGAACTATCCGGCGGAGGCGTGGATGACCGCCGAGGACGTGGCGGACTACTTCAACGGGACCCTAAAGCCGGATCTGGAGGACGGCCTGCAGGACCTGATCGACGAACACAACGAGGACCCGAACGCACACGGCGGCGCCCTGGAGAACAAGCAGGACAAGATCGAGGCGGAGGGGATCCTGAAAGGGACCAAGACCACCGGAGAGGGCGGCGACACGTACAGCGTGGGAGCGGCCACGCCGGGCACCGACTACCAGGCCCCCACCAACGCCCTGACGGCGGCGCAGGCCATGACCACCCAGGACCTGATCCCCTTCTATGACGTGACCAACAACCAGCACAAGCGGACCACCCTGCAGGCGCTGAAAGAGGCCATCGGGGTGCAAAGCCCGGCCATCAATGTGACCACCTGCGCGGGGGCCTCCGTGACCTGTTCGGACGGCGTGACCACCCTGGAGGGCACAGGGTCCACGGAGTTTGAACTGCCCAACGTGGGAAACTGGACCGTGACCGCCCAACTGAACGGGGAAAGCGTGTCCGAGGTGGTGAACGTGAGCGGCGCCCTGCTGTATGAGGTGGACCTGATGATCACGAGCGGGATCGCCGTGACCACCCAACCCACCAAGACCACCTATTTCATCGGGGAGGCGTTCGACCCGACGGGCATGGTGGTGACGGCCACCTTTGCCGACGACACCACCGCAGACGTGACCGAGGACTGCACCTTCTCCCCGGAAACCATGGCGGCGGGCACCCAATCCGTAACCATTACATACGTCCGGGCGGGCGTCACCAAGACCGCCACGGTGGCGGTGGCGGTGCGGACCCTGGACCATATCGCTGTGACCACGCCGCCCAGTAAGACGGCCTACAAGTACGGGGAAACCTTCCAGCCGGCAGGCATGGTGGTGACGGCCTACTACACCGACGAAACCAGCCGGGCGGTGACAGGGTACACCTACTCCCCCACCGGCGCCCTGGCCATGAACAACACCACGATCACCATTTCCTACACGGAGGGCAGCGTGACCAAACAGACCACCCAGGCCATCACCGTGGCCAAGGTGCTGGAGAGTATCGAGATCACCACGCCCCCCAACAAAACCGCCTATTTCTCCGGGGAAACCTTCAACCCGGCGGGCATGGTGGTGACGGCCCACTACAACGACGGGAGCAGCGCGGCGGTGTCCGGGTACACCTACTCCCCCACCGGCGCCCTGGCCACGGGAAACACCACGATCACTGTTTCCTATGCGGAGGGCGGCGTGACCAAAACGGACACCCAGGCCATCACCGTGACCGCGATCTCCAACACCCTGAACAGCAATTCCTGGGCCACCATCAAGGCCGTTTCGGACGCCGGGCAGGGCGCCAACTACTGGGACGTAGGAGACACCAAGCAGATCACGATCAACGGAAAGGTGGGGAATACGAACATTTCCAACCTGGCGATCAACGTGTTTATTATCGGGTTCAACCACAACGCCAGCCGGGAGGGTTCCAACCGGATCCACTTCAAGATCGGCAAAATCGGCAATACCCAGGTGGGCCTCTGTGATAGTGAATACGGAAATTATACTTCCACCTCCGGCGCGTTCACGATGAACACCAGCAACACCAACAGCGGCGGGTGGGCCAACAGCCACATGAGAAAGACGGTGCTGGGGTCCGACGCAAGCCCCACCAGCCCCCGGGCCAACACCCTGCTGGCGGCCCTGCCGGCGGACCTCCGGGCCGTTATGAAACCGATCACCAAGTATTCGGACAACACCGGCGGCGGCAACAATACGGCCAGTTATGTGACCAGCACCACGGACTACCTGCCCCTGCTTTCGGAGTTCGAGTACCACGGAACCCGGACCTATGCCAACAGCGCGGAGCAGAACTTCCAGCAGCAGTACGCCTATTATCAGGCGGGCAACAGCAAGGTGCATTACAAGCACAACGCCACCGGCACGGCGGCCACTGCGTGGTGCCGGTCCGTCTATGCGACGACCACGGGCACTTTCTGCCGTGTCAACACCAACGGTAGCGCCAGCACCAACAACGCGTACTATTCCTGGGCCGTGGCCCCCGGCTTTGCGGCCTAATCCGGCGGAGCAATCGGGGAAAATCCCGCCCACGGAAGTGGGCGGGATCCCGCCGAACACACACCGAGAGGAGGGGCGGCCATGTCTGTCCTGAAAAGCAAGCGATCCACCAGCAAGGCGGAGTATGTGAACCTGGCCAATGAGATTTACACGGAAACCGTGGCATTTTTGACCCGGCTTTCCGCCAGGTACGCCCGCCTGCTGGCGGAGCCGGTGGCGGCGCTGGCCGGGGAGGTGATCGACCAGACGGAAAAGGCGAACAGCATTTTTCCAAAGGGAGAGCCGAACCTGGGCCTGCGGAAAGGCCACCTGCTGGAGGCCAGGGCCGCGCTTATGGCCCTGGACGTGCGCCTGGGACACTGTTACACCATCCTGGCGCTGAACCCGCAGGGGTGCTTTACCAAGCCGGACGGGAAAAGCGTACCGCCGGCGGAGGCCACCAAGAAACTGGATGATATGTCGCAAAGCCTGGGCGAAAAGATCGACCGGGAAAATGAACTGATCCGGGCCGTTCTGGAGAGCGACCGGAAAAGAAAATAAATCACTGGCCATTTGGGTGTATCTCTGAAAACGTGCCGAGTGGCAGGGCGGCGGGTGCTTTGACGGCGGCCAATGCGTGGTGCCGGTCCGTCAATGCGACGAACACGAACAATTTCTGCCTTGTCAACACCAACGGTAGCGCCAACAACAACAACGCGAACAATTCCTGGGCCGTGGCCCCCGGATTTCACAACCCCGCGAGGGGAACGGGTCAAATGCAGTAGGAAACGAACCGGACCCTTTGTGAAAGGAGAGATACTTCCCGGGCGATAAGCCCGAAACCGCCCTTTGTGGCCCCTTCACGGACGCTGCTTGCATGGCGGGGTATTGTGCTACCCCCGTTTCATGTGAAGGGTCTACGCGGTTTAGCCGCACACCTACACCACAACCGCACGGAGGCGCGAATACTTATTATGACCAGCGAGGAGCGCCGGGAGGCGCGATACCATAGACGACAGGCCGGCCGAGAGGCGCGGCGGAGGAAACGCAGCGAGGACCTGGGCGGGATCGCCCAGGCGTTCAGTTTCCGAAAAATGTTCAAATGGGGAAAGAAGTGCTGCAACAATGTACGGTGGAAACAATCCACGCAGAACTTTGAACGGCACCTGTTTTCCGGTACGGCCCGCCGGCGGCGGGAAGTTCTATCCGGGAAGTGGCGGCCAAAGCCGGGCGCCCACTTCCTTCTCCGGGAGCGGGGCAAGATCCGGCCCATAGACGCCCCGCACATCAACGACCGGCAGATCCACAAAACCCACACAAAGGAGGTCCTGGAGCCGCTATACACGCCGGGCATGATCCGGCGGAACGGCGCCAGCCAAAAGGGAAAGGGCCTGTCCTTCCACCATGAGGAACTGAAACGGATCCTGCGGGAGCATTTCAGGAAACATGGCCGGAAGGGTTACGTGGTCCTTATGGACCTAAAGCAGTTCTTTCCCTCCGCGCCCCATGCGGCGATCTATGAGCGCCACCGGCGCCTGATCCTGGACCCGGAGATCCGGGCGGTGGCGGACACGGTGGTGGCCGCTGTGCCGGGCGGCGTGGGTATGCCCCTGGGCGTGGAGCCGTCGCAGATGGAAATGGTGGCCCTGCCGTCCACCGTGGATAACTGGATCGCCTGCCAACTGCGGGCGGAGGATCCGGCCCACTATATGGACGACTACCACATGATCGCGGAAACCAAGGAGCAGGCGGAGGCGTTCCGGGACGCCGTGACCGAGCGCATGGAGGCCATGGGGCTGACCGTGAGCCGGAGAAAAACCAAGATCGTACCGCTGTCCAGGCCATTCCGGTTCTGCAAGGTAAAATTCCAACTGAAACCCACCGGAAGGGTGATCACACACGGGAACCGGGACGGGATGAAACGGGCGCGGCGGAAACTGCGGGCGTTCAAGGCCAAAGTGGACGCCGGGGAAATGACCGTCCAGCAGGTGCGGGCGTGGCTGACCAGCCAGATCGCCTATTTCGAGAACTACAACGACCACGGCCGGGTCCTCCGGCTGAACCGGATATTTCATGCAATTTACGGAGGTGCAGAACCATGATCAAGATCATCAAAGACGGGACAAGCCTGGGAATGACCGAGGCGCCCACCTACGTGCGGCAGGCGGAAAACGGGTGCTTTGTGCTGTGCCAGGAGGCGGAGGCCACGGGGATCGCCCACAACGGAACCGTGTACCACCTCCTGGGCCGGGAGGCCCTGGAGGGAGCGGAGAGCGTGATCCTGGAGGAGACGGACGCTGGGGAGGAGATCGAGCGGACGGCCACGACCAACGGGATCGTATTTACCACCATGGCGGAGGCCGGGAACATTGACGACGTGACGGCGGCGGAACACGCGGACTTGTTCTCCCCGTGGGCCTATCCCGTCAACTACACAGCGGGGCAGATCCGGCGCTATACGGACGGAAAACTGTATAAATGCCTCCAGGCCCATACCAGTCAAGCCGACTGGACGCCGGACACGGCGGTGAGCCTGTGGGTGAGCATTTCGGACCCGGCGGAGGAGTGGCCGGAGTGGTCCCAGCCCCTGGGGGCACATGACGCCTATGCCCAGGGGGCCAAGGTAAGCCACAACGGGAAACACTGGATCAGTGACGTGGCGGCAAACGTGTGGGAGCCGGGCGTGTATGGATGGACGGAGGCCGCAGACGACGCGGCGGAGGTGTAAGCCGTGGAAAAGATCCCGTACATCGTAAAAAAGCGCATGAGGCTGGAGGGGATCGGCGGCCGCGTCAATCTCCCCTATGGGACACGCCTGGAGGCCGTGGACGGCGTGATCATCCAAAAGGGCGCGGCCGTCTGCGCCGTCACCAGCCGGAACGCCCACCTGTATTTCGCCCGGGACGACGACGGCCAGGGGCGGGAGCGGGGCGCCCTGACGCTGGCCATCACCTCCACACTGGAAAAACGGGACAAAGACCATCAAGCCCGCTGGGATCGGGTGTGGGAGGATGAAACCGCCCAAAAGTACCGACGGCAGGACCATGAAGATCATTTCCTGTGGGGCCACGCCTTTTTCGAGGCCCCGGTGGAGGACCTGCGGCACATCGCGGATCTGATCGGCGCGAGGAGGTGACGGCCATGGACAGCACAAAAGTGATCGCGGACCTGTGCGCCGTCATTGACCGCATGAACGTGATCATTCAGGCCCAGGCCATGGAACTGGCCCAGTTCGGGGCGTTGGCCCACGAGGAGGAGATCGCGGCCGTGCGGCGGCAGTACGCCAAGGCCGTCGGTGAGGGGGTGGGACCTTGAACCTGGAGGAAATTCTGCTGGGCGGCGGCGGGGTGCTGCTGGCAGCCATGACGCTGATCCAGGTGGCACCGATCAAGGTAAATCCATGGTCCAAAGTTGCCAAGGCCATCGGCCGCGCCATCAATGGGGAGGTGATCGCCAAGGTGGAACAACTGGAGCGGGACCTGGAGGAAATGAAAGAGGACCAGGAGGAGCGGGACGCGATCAGTTGCCGGTCCCGGATCCTCCATTTCGGGGACGAAACGATCCACGGGGTCCGGCACACAAAGGAGCATTTCGACCAGATACTGCGGGACATCACCAGTTATGAGCAATATTGTGATGACCACCCGCATTTTGAGAACAACACCACCGTGCTGACCTCCCGGCGGATCAAGGATATTTATGAGGAGTGCATGGCGACGGCGGATTTTCTGTAAAAAAGGGGGCGCAGGAATGAATATGCCTTTGATCGCGGCGGCCGCCATGGCCGGCGGGGCGCTGCTGGGCTTTTCCTTGTGCTGGGCCGCCACAAGGCTGGCCGGCGGAAACCACGCAGCGGCCGCACGGCTGGCCACCGCCGCAAAGAAGAAAATGGGGACCATGGACAAGGTGCTGATCCTGGAGGGCGTGATCCTGGTGGCCTATACGGCGGCGGACCTGGCCGTGTTCTGGCACACCGGGAACGAGCCTGCCACCCTGACCGCCTGCGTGTTCGGCGTGTGCGGTTTTGAAAACGGGGTCATGGGATGGATCAAGACCACAAAGGAAAAAGTGCGGGACCGGCGCTGGGAACAGGAGGACCGGGAGCGCATGAGGAAAGAAGAACAGGAGGCGCAAAACAATGGGTAAAATGAAAGCCAATGTATTCGTGGAAAAGGCGGTGGAGATCGCCAAGAACTTCAAAACCCTGTACGTTATGGGCTGTTTCGGGGCACCGCTGACGGGTTCCAACGTGAGCCGCTACTGCAATAACCATTCCTACAACCGAGCGGCGGACCGCACGGCCATGATCAAGGCGGCGGGAAACCAAAACCCGCCCGTATATGGCTTTGACTGCGTGTGCCTGATCAAGGGCATTTTGTGGGGGTGGAGCGGGAACGCCTCCAAGACCTACGGAGGAGCCAATTATGCCAGCAACGGGGTCCCGGACATAGGGGCGGACACCATGATCACCAGGTGCCTGGACGTTTCCACAACCGGATGGGCCAACATGGCCGTGGGTGAAGCGGTGTGGATGTCCGGCCATATCGGAATTTACATCGGGGACGGCCTGGCGGTGGAGTGTTCCCCCAAGTGGGAAAACAAGGTGCAGATCACGGCCGTGGGGAACATCGGGAGCAAAGCGGGGTACAACACGCGGACCTGGACCAAACACGGAAAACTGCCCTATGTGGATTACTCCGAGAGCGGGACGACCACCGGCGGCGGGACCGCGACAAAGCCGGACACCGGCGGCGCTACCATCTACAAGGTAGCGGCCGGGGACAACCTCTCCAAGATCGCGGCCAAGTACGGCACCACCGTGGACGCCCTGGCGGAGATCAACGCCATCAAAAACAAGAACCTGATCCGCGTGGGCCAGGTGCTTATGCTCCAGGATACACCACAGGCGGCGGCCGACAAACTGGAGGCCCTGGGCGTGATCAACTCCCCGGACTACTGGGCGGAGGCGGCGGAGGCCGGAAAGGTCCAATACCTGGACATTCTGCTGAAAAAGGCCGCGCAGACCATCACAAAGGCCGGGGTGCGGACGGATACGCCCCAGGAGGGCGTGGCCGCGCTGGTAGCCGCCGGCGTGATCAATACGCCGGAATACTGGCTGGCCAACTATGGCACATTCCCCAGCCTGGACCTGCTGCTGCAGGCGCTGGGCGGGGCTGTGAAATAATAAGAGGAGGACATACACATGGAAACCATTATGCAGTACATTCCCCTGGCGGTGTCCGCCATCCTGCTGGCGGCCCTGATCCTGACCGTGATCACCAACATCATCACACAGGTGGTCAAGAAAATCACCTGGGACAAGATCCCCACCAACATTCTGGCGGTGCTGGTGGCCATGGCCGTGACCCTGCTGGCGTTCTTTGCGGTGTGCCAGATCATGGGCTGGACCGTCACCTGGTACATGGTGGCCGGCGCGGTGGCCCTGGGCCTGTTCGTGAGTTATGCGGCCATGTTCGGCTTTGACAAACTCCGGGAGGCCCTGGAGAAGATCACAAACTGGGGAAAGACCGATACAGAGTAAAGAGAACCCCCGGCGCCTACACGGTGCCGGGGGCATTTTATACGACGCGGCGGGACACGGTGGAGGCGTCCAGACGCATGGCCAGGTCAATGATCTTTTTCCTGGTAGCGCGGTTCGTTTCTGCGGCGGGGGCCAGGGTGGCCCGGACGCCGGCGGGGACGATGGAGAGCGCCCAGGCCACCAGAGCCTTTTCTGCCTTTATCAGCGCCGCCCTGGCGGCCATTTCCGCGCCCTGCAGTTCGACGGCCTCCGAGTCTGCCTGGTATTCGGCCTCCAGGGCGTCAAAGGTGGCGTCGTCCTCCACCTGCCAGAGCCGGCGGGCGGGGAGGCCGCGCCGGTCCGTGGCGCCCCGGGCCTCCAGAAAAGCCCTTTCGTGGGCGGCGGCACTTGCCTCCGCCATTTCGCTGGAACGCAGGGCCTGGGAATAGTCCCGCCGCTGTGCGTTGTATCTCATAATATCCTGCCTTTCTACCGGGGACGCCTGATCCGAAGATCAGGCGATTGCCTCCAGTTCCATATCTTCAATTTCGGCCCAGGTGAAACCCAGGCGGTGCATATCATCCCCCACATCGGAGAGGACCACGCTGGCCTCCATGGTGAGATCCGCGTAACAGAGGGCGGCGAACATCTTATAGACTTCCACGGCCCGCTCCATGGTGAAAACCCGGATATTGCCAACCATGGCCCCGTACTTCCCGTTTTGCTTAATCAACATGATCTTTACCACCCTTCAAAATTCTGCGGAACAACCGCCGGAGCGGAACGAACACCGCCACAAATATCACAAGAGAAATTAGAAATTTCATCGCTTGCCCTCCTATTGACAAAGAACTGCGTTTCGTTTATATTTGGGGTGCGGAGGTTCGGGCCTCCGCACCCCTGGCCTTTACCAGTCCAGCAATTTGAGGATTGCCGCTGTTATCAGGCCGGAGATCGTGCCCGCCAGAATGTCGGCCAGGAAGTCAACCTTTCTGGAGGGCTGCGCCGTAGGCTTTCGCCTGCGGCGTTTTTTCTTGCCCATTTGAACCACCCCCTTTCCTCTTGAACTGATTAGATTATACATCTAACAGGAGATAAAAACAAGCGGCAGAATAAACAAATCTAACGTGAGATATTTATATAAATCTAACAGTAGATAATAATGAAAAACCGTGGTATTATGAGGGTGAGGTGATAAGAATGGGCAGACCTAAAAAAGAGGGCGGAATGAGCGCCACGGACTACAAGCGGGCTTTCAACGAAAAAAACTATGATCGCCTTTCTCCGTATGTTAAGCGCGGGAAAAAAGGTCGGTACAAAGCGGCCGCCGCCGCCGCTGGGTATAGCCTAAACGAGTTCATGGAATTGGCCATGGACCGCCTGGCGGACGAAATCCTGGGGAAAGAATAAGGGCACCACACGCGCCGGTGTAGGGGCCGAACCGCCCCGCCGGAATAATCATTTTTTCCGTTTTCAGACTATTAGCGCGGGTTTTCGATGGGAACCGTGTTAAAGTTAAGAAAAAATCAGATTATTCCAACACCGGGAGGCGTGGCGGTGAAGAAATTTCTATTTCACGGGAAAAAGAATATCTGCGGGGACCGCATACGCATGGCCCGCCTGGAGAAACGGCTATCACAAACGGACCTGGCCCGCCTCCTCCAACTGCAGGGCGTCCCGGCCGAGCGGGATATAATCAGCAGAATGGAAATGGGGGATCGGCTGGTCACGGATTATGAGGTGGTGACAATAGCCGAGGTCCTGGACGTTCCAGTGTTGTGGCTTTTAGGTAAAGAGAGGTAAAGACCGGCGTGGAGAATACCACGCCGGCCTTTTTCATTCAAAGGGGGATACCATGAATTACAAGGGCTATCATCACTTGAAATGGGAGGACCGCCTAAAAATCGAGGGGGCGCTGAAAACCGGCGGGAAACCGGCGGAGATCGCCAAAATGCTGGGCGTGTGTGTTAAGACCATATACAACGAGATCAAGCGGGGCCTGTGCCTCCAGCAGAAAGAGGGATACATATTCCAGGAGGAATACTGCGCGGAGGTGGCGGAACGGAAGTACCAGGAGCATTTGAGGGCCAAGGGGCCGGAAATAAAACTGGGCCGGGATCATGCTTTTGCCAACTTCGTGGAGCGGAAGATCATAGAGGACCACTACTCCCCCGGCGCGGTGCTGGCCTACATCGAGGAGGCCGGCCTGGAGTTTGAAACCAACATCTGCGAAACCACCCTTTATTCCTACATCTACCGGGGGGACGTGTTCCTGGAACTAACAGAGGAACACCTGCTGTATAAAGGGGAGCGGCGGCGGGACTACGAGCAGCGGGAGCGGGCCAAAGAGGCCCCCGGGGACACCATCGAGGACAGGCCGCCAGAGGTCCGGGCGCGGAATACGTTTGGACACTGGGAAATGGACAGCATTATGGGGCCAGTGGGGTCAAAGGCGGCCCTGCTGGTGCTGACCGAGCGGCTGACGCGGTGGGGGCTTGTGATCCGGGTCCCGGACCATACAGCGGAAAGCGTGGTCCGGGCGCTGAACCGGGTGGAGCGGAGGATGGGAAAGCGGTTCCGGGAAGTGTTCCGCACCATCACCGTGGACAACGGCAGCGAGTTCATGGACTGCGCCGGCCTCCAGCGATCATACCGGCTGAAAGGCCCACGGACGAAAATATATTACTGCCACCCCTATTCCCCGCAAGAGCGCGGGAGCAACGAGAACATGAACCGGATCCTGCGGCGGTGGTTCCCAAAGGGGACCAACTTCGACCAGGTGACGGAGGCGGAGGTGGCCCAGGCGGCGGAGTGGATGAACAACTATCCGCGCCGGATCCTGGGGTGGAGATCCGCCGGGGCCGTGTTCGAGGAGTACGTGGCCGCCTGAAAATCTGAACAGCGGGAGCGGGACGGCCGGGGCCAGGTTTTGGCCTCCGGTGGTTTTTCACGCCCTGGAGGCGGTGAAAGAGGACGAAAAAGGCCGCTCCACCGTAGTGGAGCGGACCCAGTATATCACACGTCAAAAATTTTTCTGGATTTTCTGTAATTTATCCTTGACTTTTTCAGTTCCGACACCGTTCGTTTGACGGCGGCGGCAGATTCTGGTACAATGGCATACCGACAGAGGGCGAATCCGGGCATCTCTGCCAGAATCTGAAAGAAATCTGACGCTAAAGGAGCGAAGAATGACAACATGAAAAGACGACTGCAATGGTTCTGTTCCTGCGCGCTGCTCTGCGCCCTGCTGGTGACAGCGGCGCTGCCGGCGCCCGCGGCAGCGGCCTCCACCGGCTTTTCCGACGTGCCGGAGAGCCACTGGGCGGCGGACTCCATCCGTCGGGCTGTGGACCTGGGCTTGTTCCAGGGGCAGACGCCCACCCGCTTCGGCTTGGGGGCTCCCATGACCCGGGGGGCCTTTGTGGTGGCCCTGTGCCGCCTGTTCGGCTGGGAGATGGTAACACCGGAGGCCGGGTCCTATACGGACAACCAGGACAAGAGTGCCTGGTATTACAGCGCGGTGGAGACCGCCTATGCCAACGGGGCCATCACCCGGCAGACGGATACGTTCCGCCCCCGGGAGCCCATCACCCGGGAGGAGCTGGCGGTCATGCTGGTGCGGGCCATGGGCTACGGCACCATCGCCGGTTTGGCCCAGGACCTGCCCATGCCCTTCCGAGATGTGACCACCAACGTGGGCTATATCGCCATGGCCCATGAGCTGGGGCTGGTGAACGGCACTGCGGCCACCACCTTCTCCCCGGATCAGACTGCCACCCGGGAGCAGGCGGCGGTCATGCTGATCCGGCTGTATGACAGCTATCACGCCGCGGCCCCGGAGAAAACCGGCATCGCCTATTCCGCGGAGGGTCTGACAGACCTGACCGGCTATGGCGCCGTGGCGGTGGGCGGCGCCCGGCTGATCTACGCCGGGGAGTCCCGGCTCGCCGGTACCCCCGATGCAGAGACCGCAGCCGCCCTGCAGGAGACCATCACCGCCGCCGGTGCCGTGCCGCTGCTGCATGTGGGCGGGAGCGCCTCGGCACTGAAGGATGACCCCAGCCACACCGCAGAGGTGCTGGCGGCCGCGGTGGAGAGCGGCGGTTATGAGGGGCTGTTTCTGGACCTGGCGGAGCTCTCTTCTGCCCAGAAGAAGGATTTCACCGCGCTGGCGGAGGCGCTGCGGGCCGAACTGGGAGAGGACCGGCTGCTCTATTTGATGGTGGAGGCGCCCGTCTGGCAGGGAGCCGCGTACAACGGCTATGACTATGCCGCCCTGAGTGAGCCGGCCGACAAGCTGGTGGTGCGGGTGGCGGACTATGGCGACGTGTCCGAGGACTTCCCCATCGCCCCCCTGGCGCCGCTGGAGGAGGTCTACTACGCCCTGGCCGAACTGGCGGACCAGGTGGATTCCGACTGTCTCAGCCTGCTGCTGACCACCACGGGCTCCGCCTGGACGGATGGGCGGCACACCGGCCAGGCCTCCGCCGCCGAGATCGAGCAGCTGCTGTCCGCCTCCCAGACGAAAGATTACTACTCCGACCGCTACGCCTGCGCCTATCTCACCTCCGGCAGCGGGGACACCGCGGTGTGGTATCTCAACGGCGAGGCCGCCCTGGAGCGGGCCCGGATGGCTGCTTTCTTCGGCGTGGACCAGCTGTGCCTCAGCGACCTGTCCTCTGTGGCGGACTATGACAATTACAATCTGCTGGAGGGGCTGGACGCCGGATCCTCCCAGGTGCAAATCTGAAACCTGAAAAACGGCCCCCCCCCTCCTCCCGGTGGGGGGGGGGGCGTGTGGGTGT